GGCCATCCGCAAATGTCAGCGACGTATTACCGGCCTGATTGATCGCACTGGAAGCGGTAATGACGCAATCGCCGAAATCTGTCTCGAAAAACAGATCAAGCGTTTGCCCATCGTAGATTGGATCAGAGAGCGTCCGCGTTTCCGCCATGACTGTTTTCAACAGCACGTAGCAGTCCGTCACCGGCGCAATCACACCTGCATTACCGGGATCGACGACCTCCCCCGGTTCGCGAGCACGCGTCGCATGATCCTTGACTGCTGGACGCCCCAAGATCAACACCATCAGAATCGCCTCTCGTTAGACCGCGATATTGTAAATGCCAGACGCTACATTGCCGCCAAAGCGGGTAAACCCGCGACGGGTATACAGCTCGAATAGGAATTGGTCGGTGCCCTGAATGCGGTCAAAGAACAACTGCATTTCTCGACGCTGACCAGCCAAGAAGCCTCGCGGATTGAACAGCGTGATTTGCCCACGACTGTTGTTGCTCTCCGTGTCGCTGGCTTTGCCATCCGCCATTGTTTTGGATGCGTACGACGGGCTGATGATCGGGATGCCGGAGTACGACCCTAACTCGCCGGTCAGCACCGTTGCTGCCGGTCCGTACTGGTCCACAGTTTTAACCACGCTCATTTCGAGCATGCTCATATGCGTGTCCCAGTCCATGACCATAAGCAGATCACGCGCTCGCGTACCCCAGTTGATGTTCTTGATCAGCGAGTCAACATCATCGTCGCCGCCATTCAATTTGCCGCGTGCTCGCACAATTTCCATCGGGTCGACTGCGGCGTTGCCCATATCCTTGCTCTGACCGGTCGCGTCTACCAAGTGATAGTGACGGATGCCGTCATACGCAAGGTAATGTTTCGTATCGCCGGGATCGGCGTCGTCAAGGTTGATGTTGCCGGTGCCCGCATTAGTGTCGTCGCCGTTATACATGGACGACCCGAGATACAGTGCCGCCGCCTCATTCAATTGTTCACGCAGAAATGGCGTGAACGGAATGATGGAATCTTCGTTCAACTCACCACTCCAGACTTGCTGAATGGTGAATTTCTTAGCGCTGAGCGTGACCTTGTCGGAACCGGTCTTTGACGTGCTGTACGCCGTAGCCGAAGCCCCCGTGGACTCACCCACAAAAAGCATCTCCGGCAGATCGCCGTCGATCGGCACCACCACAGTCGGGTCTGTCATGGGAATGGTGCGAATACGCCCCACGATGCCATCTGTGTTGCGAGCGGCTTCCCAGAGATTGCGCACGTACTGCGTGCCAATCAGTTCAAGCCCAAAGCCGCTCTCGGCGGAGTCCATCGCACGCTGTGCAGTACCGTCGCCGTCCGTCACCCACGGCGGTCGTCGATCGGCACCGAACACCGACTCTTGATACGCACGCTTCAAATCTTCGGGAGGATCAACCAGCAATGCGCCACGCGACAGATGCGGCATTCCGCCGAATGTCATCATCGCGATTTCAAAGTTGGCGCGTGCCACCATGTTGCGAAGGTCGACATACCCGATGTTTTTCTTCCGCGCCCACTCCTGCTCGGCTTCGCTCGGATCGTAATAACCAAAATCCTCGAAGCGATCGAAAACGCGGATGCGCGGTTCCACCGTCTCGGCGTCTTTCTTACTCGGTGTTTCCAACTCGCCACGATCAATGCGACCCACAGTCTCAGCAACAATGGCATCGCGCGTCGCCGCATCCGCATCCGCGCGTTCCGTAAGCGCCGTTACGGTGTCGCGCAGCGTGTTTGCTGCGGCCACTAACTGATCAATCTCGCTTGGGGAATTAGCGGTCTCCGCTTCTGGTTCGGTTGGCATATGACTACTCCAGTTCTGCCCGAATGCGCTCAGGGGCGCGTCCGGTCTTGCGCGCAATCGCTTCCACCACAACGTTCATCACGTCGAGTGGTTGCGCAAAGCGCTGCGTTAGTTCGGCGACTGTCGCAACAACTGCGGTGTACGCCTGAATTACGCGCTGCATATCTGCTGGTCGCGCATCTTCCACAAGCGACTCTCCAATCCACTGCGGCAGATCACGGTAAAGACCGCGCAATGCCTCACAATCCGCGTCGTTAAGACGACCATCGGATTCAATCGCATATCGCAGATCATTGACGAGTGCTTGCGGCCATGAATCCTTCCGTGCGCTATCAGCGCCGTTCCCTGCCGTGCGTTGTAATTCCTCATCCGTAAGCGACATGTCCAGCCGTACTTCTTGATCGCAGAAATCGTCAGCGCAAAACGCGCCACCATCGGCGCGTGAGATCAACGCTTTTGGATCGGCGGGCACGCTCACGAATGACCATTCAAGAAGTTCTTGCTTCTCGAAAACGACTACCTCGCGATCCTCGCCTTCAATCTTTTTCGTTTCACGCGTCACCTTCAACGGCAGCCAGCGCACGGATGTTGCGTTCACAAACCCGCGCTGAATCTTGCCAAACAGCCGCACGGCGAATTCGTCTTCCATATCGAAATCGGCGCTGGCGGTAACTTGCTTGCCGCTCACCACGGGGCGCTGCGAGCGCGCAATGGGAAGTCCAGCGGTCGGCCCGCCGCCACCAAAGACCCCGCTGCCTGGAGAATCGGAGTGCGCGTACAGCACGACGGGGTTGCGCATGAACGAACGGAAGTCCCAACCAGCAGTGCGCACGATTGCACCGTCGCGACCAATGTCCTCCGTAGAAATGATCGCCGACACGCGACCATCCTTGAGCGCGCGTTCTTTATCATTCTCGATAACGTGGAAGGTTCGGAGTTCAGGATATGGCCCCATATATTCCCCCACCTGCGCATTTAGGGGGCCACGGGCGCAATGGGCCACTGATTGTGAATCAAACCATATTGTGTCTGCCAGATGGGGCCAGTGTCAAGCACGCGCCGTCAATCCTTGCGGTTCACCTTGCCGCAGGGCTTGCACCGTATCTGGTACGGCGTCGTGGCTTGCTCCGCGAGTAACTTCCCGCAGCCGGTGCAGCGCAGTCCGATGATGGTGCGATGTGTCTCGATTTGCTGCTGTGCCGTCATTCTTGGAACTCTGCTGTGCGATACAGTATCCGGCATCGGCAACGCACATGGCCGGGGATCGTCATGTGCCCCGACTGGAACCCTTCATCAATGCCGATCCACCCCTGGTACTCGTTCGGTGCACAGACCGTGATGGACACTCTGCCATCACGGGCAGTCCTCCACATCTTCTCGTCCCTGCCCTGCGTACGTGCTGCATCATCAGTGGCTTCGCCTTGCGACGTTGCGGTTTCTGTTCGCGCAATCGCATCGGCGCGCGACGCACTGAACACATACGTCTTGCGTAGTTGATTCTTCAACTCCCGCAGACTCTGCCCGCTTTCGATCGAGTCGCCAACAAGTTTACGGATTTCCTTGCGCGTCGTTGCGCTCAGATTGGTAATCAACTCGGCACCGCGCGCTCGCGCATAAGTCGCAGCATGTTCATGCGCCGCCAGCATCGGCGTTTCCACAAAGCCGGAGCGGATTAGTATGTGCTCGAACACCTCCGTCAATTCCGCAACCACACGCTCGCCATACAGCGCATCCCATCGCCAGTCGTACGTTTCAACGGCCTTGGGATCGATCGCACCCTCAGCACGCACCGTTGCCGCATGATCCAGGTGATCGATGATGCCGCGCATTTCGTTGCTTAAGCGTCCTTGCCATGCGCGCCCCATTTGACGCTCCAGACGCAGCAGTTCCCGATCGCGCTGCGTGCTCGGCGTTACGACAGCCGCGCGGAAAGCGGCTTGCTGCGAAGATTCCATAAGCGCGGATGCGGCTTGCACAGTCACCGCCGGCGCACCGATGTGTTCAATCGGCGGAAGACCGACAACCGCGAGAGACGCGGCGGGATCAAACCCCGCACGGATGAGCACGCCCACTGTCTCGGCAGCGGTCGCTGGCGCGTCCCCCCACGTCACGTTGGCGTGGCCGTCTCGCCGCCGAATCTCATTGACAGTGGCCGCGCCTTTCTCGAGTTGAATCTTGTCAATCTCGGCCTGCTCCTTGCGTCGCGCTTGCAATTCGGGAATGTCGTCACCAAGTGCAATGAGCCGCAAATCGTCGCCGAAATCCGGCCAGATGCAATGCACATTGATGTCGTCAATGATTGACCGCAACTCCGTGAGCACACGACCCCAATCCTGTGCTCCAGCCTCCGCCGCATTCGAGTACGTCGCCCGGTCGAAGTCTTTCAGCGCAATCGGCGACAGGTCGAATGCACGCGCCACTTCGATCACGGTCCATTTCTGCCCAAGCATGAATTCCAGATCACGCAAATTCATGCGCGTATCAACTGGCTTCAAATTGCCTTCCACGATACGGATACGATGCTGGTTGTCCGTGCCTGCCCAGCGTCGATTGATCAGCTCTTCTTGCCGCGTCGCCTCCACTGCCGACATTTCCTCGGCGCTGTAGATTTCGCCGGTCGAGCCGCCATGATCAAAGATGCGCTGGTTGTAGCGCACAGCCTCCATTGACGTATCCAGTTGCGTGCGCACCGCCGTAATCGGCGACAGGCCATTCAGTAAGTCGTTGGGATCAAGCAATCCGCGAAACGGCACCATGTCCTGCGGCTCAACCGACTCGCTGCTTCCGTTCGGCTTCTGATGCATATAACGCTTCGGCACCCACGGTTGATCGTCGGTGCGGAGCGCTTGCACATTGTTGGGATTCCAGACTTCAAACTCCACCGGCACGTTGAGTGTGCGCGTGCGGCGTTTCACCCAGTAAGCGTTTCCGTTCGTCAACTTATGGGTGGCAACCAAAGCTATGGCTTTCGCCCACGTCAACGATTCATTCACCATGCGGTGATGCAGCGCGGCGGGATGGCTGGGGTCGTCCAGTTCTTCCCAGCCGCCACCGCCGACGCGACGCTGCAAGATCACGCGTGGTTTCATGACACGCTGGGCGATGAAATTCACGGCGGCGAATACTGCACCTTGCACCGCAACAATATCCGTATTGCTGCGCTGCACGCGACGGTTGAGCGCGGTGCTGCGCTCTTGCCCAAGCAGGTCAACGCCGTATGCCACACCCGTCTGTGGATCAATGATCCGGCTGTATTTCGGCGGCAGATCGTAGAGCGCGCCGCCGCGCAGTTCTTCATCCAACTCAGGAACTGGCTCCATGCGGCGCATCAAGCGCCGCGCAAGATTAGGAATCGTCGCCATCGGCATCACCGTCTCTCATCGTTTGCAATCCGAACATACGCCGCATCGCCCACGCGAGATAGCGCATTGAATCGGGCGCATGTGAGTACACGTGGTTGTCCGGCGCAGCATCGGGGCGCGGATCAAACGTGCCGTCCTCCAATTCTGTAGCGCGAAAGTGCTCGAAACTTTCGATCAGATGCACGCAGCGCGGATGCACGAACAGGCGGCGCACACCGTTCGCCGTCATGATCAAAGAACGCAGCACATCCTGACCGCTCACGACACGATGCGTGACGTGCTTCGGCGCACGCGCCGATATGCCACGCTGCTTGAATTCCGATCGCATTTGCACAGCGGACGGATCACCCGCAGCGAAGTCGGGCCACACGTCCGGCCAGTGCGGCTGGCTAACCCGACCCGACCACACCTTCGCCCAATCATCAAACGACGGCCCAACGTAATCTGGCAATTCGCAGACTCGCCGCACAACCGCCTGCGCCCACTCCCCCTCGCTGCGCCCGTGCCCATACAGTTCGTCAAAGACGTATAGCTCCCCGTCTCTGTACTGACAGAAATAGATCGCGGTCGGGTCGGTGAATCCCCAGTCGTACGCCACATAGAACGGCCCAGCGCCCGGTTCATACTCGGCTGCCAGCGTCATGTTTTTCCCGCTGAACGGCGCATAGACGAGCGATAGTGATTCCGATGCCCGCGCTTCGTACAGTTCGGCAAAGTCAGCCGCATTCAACGTGCGACGGGCATCTTCGATTTCTTCCGCTGACAGCACACCGGCAGCAACGGCATCCATCGCCGTGATGTGCGCATAGTGCCACGCCGTATCGCCCGCTGTACTACGCTTCTCCGCTTCACGTGCGAGTTGATACGCCCAATTGCGGGAGCCCTTCACGTTGCCGATGATGCGCACGGGCGCTTCCGTCGCCGTCAGTGTTGTGCGAATGGCTACCCACGCCGCCCGCCGCATGCGCGTCGCTTCGTCGAGCACGACGCCCCACACATCTTCGCCGTAGAGCGTGTCGGGGTGTTCGGCGGTGCGAAATTCAAAGACGGCCCCGTTGGGCAATTGAATCGTGCGGTCGGACTCATTGGTGCGGACTTGATCGAGAAGCCGCACCGCACGGCGCATGCGGCGATACGCGATGTCCGCTTGCCGATACGTGGGGGCCACCCACCAGTACCGACGTCCAGGGGTGCCGTTGATCAGTGCCAGTTCCAGCAGCCATGCGATGCAGCCGTGCGTCTTGCCGCTCTTTGTGCTCGCTTCCGTAATCGCATAGCGCGCATGTTTCCCCAGCACGCAAGCCGGGAGCGACGGGGCATGATCGATGCAACCGAAGATCGCCTGCGCTTGCTGCGGATAAAGCGGCGGTCTACCGTATTCAATCGCACCGCTTTTGACCGGCTGCTCTGCCGTCGTCGTCGTCACGATGCGTCGCTATCGTCGCCATCGGCGAGATCGTCGCTCACGCGCATGTCAGGGATGAACTTCACGCCCACAACGCCGGTGTGCCTCACCGTCGCGTTGTCGCGATATTTCTCGGGGCGGTGTGCCTTCAACAAGAAAATCATCAGCAGATCGGAACCGTTCTTCTCCTGTGTTCCCACAGCGCGGCGGCGAGCCTCCGCTTCCAGAAGTTCCACCCCGGTCTCCTCGGCAGCGTCCCACAACGCCTTGAATTCTGGATCGGCATTGCGGTGGTCGTATGCGGTGCTGCGATGAACTTCCGCCGCACGGCACGCCAAGGTGATATTGCAGGTCTGCTCCAACGCGGCGAGAAAGCCGGGGCACCAAGCGTATGGCTGCCGCCGCCCCTTCCGTGTGGCTTTGCGGCGGCGGTGGGCGGGTGGTGCTTTTTTAAGAGTCGGGTCACGTCGGCTCCCGCCGCGATCAAACGGAACCACGGTTTTGATCTTCTCCATGCCTAGACGCTATCACGAGCCACGGGCAAAACCTCTATAGGACCTCATTCCCAAACGCATCGATCGATCGTGCTCGCACGCGGTCTTCGTGGTTTGGATTGTTACCCCGTCCGGTCGTTTTTGTTGGTGATCAGCGATCAATAGCATGCATATACCGTAAACAATTTACGTCTTTATATGTTCACCGTAACAGTGTTCAGACTTGTATATAAGACGTATATTGTTTTTGTTTACGTGTTACGTTACCAATCAGGATTTTGATCTTTTTTTTGAGATCATGTCCTTAACAGGAGTTCCCGCGCTGCCTCTGCGACGGCGCTCGTGCGTGGCTTTCTTGCCGGTGTAGTTTTCCCAGCGCTGCACGGCCACGTCAATATATTTCGGCTCAATTTCCATAGCGAAGCACCGGCGCTGCTGCCGCTCGGCGGCGATGATCGTTGTACCCGATCCGACGAAGGGGTCATAGGCATCACCGGAGTGATTGCGGATGGGGCGCTCCATGCACTCGACGGGTTTCTGAGCACCGTGCCCATGTCCGAAATCATCGCGTGCTGGAATCGCCCACGTTGTGGATTGGGATCGTCCACCAATCCACTTGCCGCCCTTCCCGGCGCGGACGGCATACCACGCAGGTTCATGCTGCCAGTGATAATGCCCCCGACTTAAAGCAAACCGATCCTTCGCCCAGATGATTTGCGAACGCAGGGTGAATCCAGCGGCCACCAGATTCGCCGCGACTTCATGGGCATGAAGCCCGCCGTGCCACACATACGCCACTGTTGCTGGGGCCAAATTCCATGCGTCCGTCCAGTCCCAGCGATGATCGTTCGCAATTTCGCCCATCTTCTTGCGGTTCTTATTCACGCCCGCACGGGCGCGCCATGCCGGATCGTAATCCACGCCGTACGGCGGATCAGTGACCATCAATTCTGGGTTGCCCCCCCCCCATCAGCCGCGCCACATCCTCTGCCTTTGTCGCATCCCCGCACAGCAATCGGTGATCGCCCAGCAGCCAGAGGTCGCCCACCCGCGCAACGGGCTTCTTCGGCACGTCGGGAATGGCGTCGGGGTCCGTTGCGCCCGGAACCACGCTGGCGCCGGCCAGGGCAGCCAGGGCGGCGGAATCGAATGTCACCGTGCCGAGCAGCGCAGCCAGCGTGTCGGCGCTGTTTTGGGCCATTGCCGCAATCGGATCGGTCGTCAACAGCGCCTTGCGCGCTTCATCCTCGTTGAGGTCGGTTACCAGCACGGGGATCGTCATGTCGCCCATTTCATCGGCGCGCAGGTGGCCGTCGATGATTTGATACGTGCCATCGCCCAGGGGGCGCACCAGCGGAGCCGACGTGAATCCAATTTCGTCCATCGCCGCCCGGAGCGCCGTGCGCTGCTGGGCTGGATGCCGTCGCCAGTTTTCGGGATGGGGCACCAGCAGGGATGCTTTGATCCGTTCCATGCCGGTGACGCGAATGCGGGGCGAAGATGCCATGCGGCCAGGGTACGCCGTCCCTGTGGCTAGGTCGCGCCCGGACGTGCCGCTGTGCGCCCGTATGCGCGCTGCCGGTGGCATTGCCCCACGGCCCTT